ACGATGAAGAGTTGAAAAAACTTCTAGACATACCTGGTGTGTTTAAAGCAAGCGAAGCACCACAGCCACCGGTTAGACCAGACGTTCAAGAGATAGAAGCGATTAATAGATTCATGCGAGATAACCCTGTTGAAAAAGCAGAGGGTGGTATGATTGGCGGTGAAACTATAGAAGGTAAAAATTATGGAAACAGAACTGGTTTTGCAGAACCCAAATTAATTATTGGAGGTTCACGAACAGATCCTAAGTTTAGAGGTAAGTATGGTGTTAGAACCAATTTAACAGTGCCTGCAGACACTCAAGGTTATTTAGGTCGAACAGGAGAACAAGCTGTGTTTGCAACAGAAGCTGATGCCCAAAAATTTATAGATGAAGATATTAAAAAACTATTTTTAGAGTCACAAGCAAGTAAAAAAAGAAGTCCTGTAATTGAAGCGAGACTAGAAAAAATAAAAGAGATTTACAACAATTTAAAAGCATTAAATCCAAAGAAAATTTATTTAGATGATATTATAGATCAACTTAAAGGTGAAAAAACTGTTTTTGGAACTGGTAAACGAGGAATACAAACAGAGCAAACCGAAATAAAAGCAAAAACTAGTTTTAAACAAAATATAAAAGAAGCTTTAGGAGAAAAAATTTATAAGTCATTAATTAAATCTCCAGCCACTGATCCTAGAATTACTGATGCAACAAAAGCAAAATTTAATAAATTAGTTTTAGATGTAAACAGAGGTGATTTACCTATTGTAGCTTTAGGATCTGAAGCTAGAGGAACTAAAACAAATATCAAACCATATTTAACTGAGGCCAATAAAAAAAGATTTGATAAATTGCTTCCTTTATTAAGAGCAGTTAATTCTAGAATTACTCAACCACGACAAAAATATACAGCAGACGATATTAAAAATATTAGTGAAACAACAGTTAAAACTTTTAATAAAATGACAAAAAATTATCCTATATCAGTAGCGGCACGAACAAATGTTTTTAAAGGTGGAACAAGATCTTTTGATGCTAAAAGTTACATTCTTGCACAACTAGGAAGACATGTAGAAAATGGTGGACAATTGTTTAAACATATTGGAGGAGATACAATAGCCACTGTTAAATTTAGAGATTTAAATACAAATAAAATTATTACGTATAGAAACATGGATTTAAATAATCCTTTGTTTAAAGAAGCAGCAACTGTTTATAATGATATTGAAAAATTAAAAAAAATAAAAATAGATGATCCACGTAATCCAGGTAAAACAATAAATTTAAATGCAGCTCTTCAAGAAGGTGGTGATAAATTAGTTATTGACCATTTAGATGAAGTAGATGTTAACCCTTTAAAAAAATTAGTTATATCAACTCAAAAAGCAAACATGTCTGGTCAAATAAAAAATTTAACTGAACCAGAAATAAATGCAATTGGTAGAGGTTTAAATTTAAGTTTTGTTGATAATTTAAAAAGATATAAAAAATATGCGGAAAGAATTTTATTAAATAAAGCAGCAAACCCCGAGTTTAAAATAAAAAGTCCAACAGAAACCATAAAAGAAAAAACAGGAACTTTTAAAGGAAAAGCGCAAGCTATAAAATCTAAAATGGATAACCTTAGATTTTTAACAAATAAAGTTCCGGGAGGAGCTGTTGTATTAAGTCCAGTAGATTTTACTTTAAGTATGTTTGCGGGTCTTCCATTAACAGAGTCTTTAGCTAGTGCAGGATCTTATTTATTAAAAGATCCAATTATTGGTAAAACTGTAAATGTGCCTTTAGCAATAGCAGCAGATATGCAAGATCCAGAAGGCATGATAAAAAGAGGCGAACAACGTCAAGAAAAATTTAAAAATGTTTTAGAGGGTATAACAGGTATAGACCAAGATGAACCTTTATTAGATGAATTAAGAGAAAAATTTTCTAACATGGAAGCGGGTGAACAACCAGATATAGATCCGTTTCAAGCAGCAGATGGTGGCCGTGCAGGATTTAGTAACGGTGGTGCAGCAGGAGCTGATGACAACTTTGCAGCAGAGCTAGAATATTTTTTTACAAACCCAGATGCAGAGTTGCCTAAGATGCAAACTTATAAAGAAACTATGAATCCAATAACAATATTAAATGATATTATTGATCCTAGAAACTATCCATACTATGCAGATGTGTTAGCTAGATCTGGTGTCCGTATTGGTGAGTTTGCAGCAAGAATATTACCCGCAACAGGAAAACTAGTGTCTGATCTTATACAAAAACCAGCATTTAAAATTACAGGCACTGGTAATAATTATGTTCAAGATTATACCGATGTTCTACCATCTAATATTAAAGGCACAGGAATATTCTCAGAGTTTTTAGAAAACATAACACCAACAACACTAGAGAAAAAAATTGGTCTTGATAAATTAATTAAAACAGAAGAACAAAAACAAATTGAAAGAGGTTCTACTATTGGCCCTAAAGTTTTTGCAGATACTATTGGTTTAGGTGCTGAGGTCACTGCTCCAATATTTCCTGGTCTTAAATTGTTAAGAGCATATGCTAAAGCTAGAAATTTACCAGTTAATGATGTAACTAAAAACCTTTTAGTAAAAGAGGTTGATGAAGTTTTAGAAAAACAAGGTATGGATAGAAGAGAATTTTTACAAGCAACCGGTGCAGGTGCAACTGTAGTTTTAGCAAAACTTTTAGGTTTTGGAGATGAAGTAGCACAGACTGCAAAGGTTGCTGAGAAAGCAACAGAGGCTGCTGCTAGTGGAGCACCACCATACTTTTTTGATCTAGTTGAGATAATTAAAAAGAAAGGTCTTGATGTAACAAAAAAAGGAGCTACTCAAAATTTACAAAATGTCTATTCTTATAAAGGATACGATTTATTTGAAGATCTTGCCACGGGAGAGCTTAGAATTGAAAAAACTAATACTAGTGTAATGAGATCTGGAGATGAAGTAGAAGAGGGAATTACATCACAAGATGTGCTTGAATATAAACCAGCAAGAGCTGATGCAGATCCTGATGAAAAAACAATTATTAGAGAGGCTGAAGAATACACTGAAGGTAGTTTATTCCCTGATTTAGAAGGTAAAATGAAAGAGGTCGAAGATCTTGATATAGAAGAATTATTAGAGTTTATAAAAAATGAAAAAGCTAACTAGAACAATACCACCCAAAAGAGGGCCTAATCCACAGGGGTTGAATGTTCCCTTAAAACAGGTTAAAACAATAC